CCCGGTACTATCGATTCCCCTATAGAAGAGTGATGGATTTCACTCCGTCAGCTTCTGTAAATCTAGGAAGGAAAGGAGAGCTGTTGATAGTATCAACCCCTTTATATGCCTTTTTGTGGCAGTTTTCGTGTTGTAATAGCCGCACGCGCTAGTTATAGCGCGAACGGGTAAGGGCGATCATCGCCCTGTTGGGATTACGCATGAGGCTGAAGTTCTAACGTCACCCTTGCCTGCTTATGCACACTTGATGCATAATCAATGCGAAGAGACCTCGAGCCTCCACCCTCAATAACGTAACGACCTTTCAGGGACACGATATCTCGCTCCCACTCTTTCTTAAGTGCGTCAAACACGGATGAGCTGACCTCACTGCACCAGCATTTTCTGCTGGGTTCTGCATCCACCCAAGTTACCTTGGGCGAGTACAGAAGTATGTGCCCGTTCCTAGGAACGCTGTAGAACGTACTGGCATGGCGCGAGCCATCCGGCTCTTCTACCAAACTGGCAGAGAGGCCACGCAGCGTATTCTGGAACATACCAGTCACGTCTAATCCAACTGAAACATCTACTTCGCCGCTGATGAACGTCAAAACACGTTCAGCCGACTCGTACCAACCATGCTCAACGAGGTCGTTGTGATGGTCGATAAGGCTAATAATTGGAGAAACATATTCCTCTTTATAGCCATCCCATCTAACCGAATTGATGTCATCGGTAATCACCAGTCCACGCGGATAGTAGATGCCACTAACATCCAAATTGCCAAGATACTCAGCGCCGCAGCTTTCCCGGTACGGACCACTATGGTAGGTCTTGTCCCGATTAGGGATACGGTGAAGTGCGACCATCACATCTAATAACGTCTCTGCCCAGCAATTCGGTACGCTCAAGTCATCGCCAACTATGAAAATGACACCAATATAGTGCCATGCAGGAAGCTTCGCGGTATCTTCAGCATCACCGAAGTGGCAAAGCAGCTCGCTCAGCCGGCAATCGATATAGAAGATTATCATCTCCACATCGAAGGTCAGGGGGGAACCCATGGTTCCGAACATCTCCATCGGGTACATCGTATTACCCCATTTCACATGGGTAGGCATGTACTCTAACAGATAGTTCAAGCTCGGATGATCGATTTCTCGAATCCAATCCCTGAAGACGGTATCGCTGGCAGCGGTACTATCAACTGTAGCGAACTGGCCAGTCTTAGCCCCGAGTGCTGCAGCAGCCCTACTACGTTCCTGGTACTTGTAGCAGAACAACTTATCGAGACCAAGTTTTTCCCACTTGCGACGCACGCACTTACTCAGTGCGCCCTGGACCCTGGCATGCCAAGAGTCTTCAGGGCATACCGTCCGCAAGCTCGTAAGCTGCTTCGGTACTGTCATCGCTTTCACTACATACCTGGGTACGGAAGCTCTCGCTTTCCTCTCGTAAACAGCCATATCCTTCCAGGACGGCTGGCCCCAACCGGGGAATCTGGATGCTTCTCCCGCGCTGCGGAAGAACTCCTCAATCGGGTTACGACGAGCGACCGGATCAGGGTAGGTGTTAACCTCAAGCATGCGATCTGCCCGCCAGGTGTAGTATCTGGCACGGAACCACTTGCAGAAAGGATTAGTGCAAGCGTCCATAACCGCACCAGCAGAGAAGTCGTACTGGTCTAAATTACGAACGGCCTTCTGAAGGTCTTCCACACTCG